CCCCGCTTCGCCGTCGTCAGGGCTTACGCCAGTAACAGTGCTTATATTTGCTACCAATTGAAACACGCTGCTTGCTGGGAGAGTGGTCAGAATGAAAATCGCGTTCCCGCGCACATCCCAGTCGCCAGCGGTCAAACTGATTGATGTGAGATTTTTCGTTTGCGCGGTGGTATAGGCAACCGCGCTAGTTGAGGGGAGTGCGCTGATAACGGTAAATCCAACATCGGTCGACGCCGCGCTGTCATTGGTATTACTGCCAGTGATGGCTGGCCGGATGATTGCAGGAGTCGTTGCAAGCACCACTGAGCCGGTGCCAGTAGTTCCATTGGACAGATTGGATGCAGCAATTGTCTGGAATGCCGGGGCTGTTGCTACTCCGGTGTTGTTACCGAAGAAGCTATTTGCTGCGGCAGGTTGAAGAACGAACGAGAGTGCCGGACTAGTGGTGTAACTCGTTACAGAGGTAGTGAAAAGCGGGAAAAGTGGGCCAGCCGAAAACGAAGTGACCGTACCAGTTCCAGGCGGCGATGTCCAGATTGTGTCATAATCAGTTGGACTATTCTTTGTTAAGACCTGTCCGATTGAGCCGCCTACAGGAATACTGGAACTCGCCAGTGCGACGATGACCTTTCCAGTAGGATCGGTTTGTAGAAAAGAGGTCGAACTGGTGTTCGCCAGTTGCGGAAATTTAACTCCTGCAGAGTAATCAATGGCGACTGTTGTTCCGTCGTTCTGAAGTAACTGGCGACTGTTTGCGTTAATGCTGCTGGCACCGGTCGAATCCTGAACGGGTACGGGGAATTTCAGTCCGGTTGACCAATCGATCATTGTGCCAATTGGATTAATCAGTGTTGCGTTTGAAAAATTGGCGACTGGACCGCCGCCGCCGACGGTCGAACTGCTGATTCTGGTATCGATGAGCGTGTTACTGTTGTTCCACTTGGGTGGCGTCGCCCCGGCGTTCCATATCAGTGATTGACCGCCAGTCGGCGAAGTGATGGCTACATCGCTCAAACCCGAGAGAGTCGTTACCGGCGGCCGCCCCGCCTGACCAAGAACCAGTTCAATGGTCAGAAATAGAAATAATAACGAAACAAGGATCTTCTTCATTGGATCGAGATCGGCGCGGTAAAGCGGACGTTATAGACCAGGAGCGGAACTTCTGCGACCAGGAGAAAAGGAATCTCATCCAACTGGATGCGCCGGATTTTCTGCGAATCGCGCGACCACCAGTGGAGGCGTTTCATGCAAAAGTCGGCCAGAGCTAGCGCGGCAATCTGCGTCCCGCTGGCGCCACGGTTGATGGTGACGTTCTCCTGGATCTGGACTTCGACCAGGCTGTGAAAGGCGATGTTAGGACCTTCGCCGAGTTTGATGAGCTTGCCGTGTGGTGTCATCACAATGCCGATGATCCCCAGTTTCCCGACTGCTCGAGCGATAATGTTAGCAAAATCGCCGATGTCTTCTGTGATCCATTGGATCGTTCCATTGACCGGCACAAGTGAAGGGATGTTCGGATCGGCCGCGGTAAGCCGGTGAATGATTGATTGCTGGAGATCGCCGAGCTTGCTCATTTGCTAAGGTTTTCAAGTGACTTCTCGATCTCGCCGCTGATCTCGCCGGCGATGAAGTCCACGTTTTCCGTAACACCGGTCCTGAACGGAGCTCGTTCCGGAATGACAGATCTCTTCGCGAAAATTGTTTTCCCTGCGATCTTGAACACCAGGTATTTCGCAACTCGCGGGTAGATGGTCATACCAAATTCATGGACCCTCCCGTAGATAACGTTCGTGCCGATCGATCCCACCACCTGGTTCCCTTGAATCACCGCGGGTTCAGCGCGTACGGAGCCGCGGAGTAGCCCAGTAACTTCTCCGAGTCGTCGTTCTCCTGACGGGTAAGGTCCTATGCCCGATAGACGGTTTTCTTGAATGCGGCCGCGAACAATTTGGAGTGCTCTGTCCATGCCGCGTTTGATTGCCTGTGGCACTTCGTCGGGCAGCTTTTGGAAACCTCTAATCAGTGCCTGGCTTTCCGGTGGCAGGTCGACTTTGATATCAACGGTGCTCATTTTTGTTGTGCCTTGTAGTCCTGTTCAGTTACTGGAATTGAGATGCATCGGCAGTTGATGACGTCTTCTGGAGAACCGTCTGGTGCATGTGGATACATGAGCAGCGGATCACCAACAGGGTAAGGCTCATCGATCGGGACAATTAGACCATCGATGGCAATATGATCCGGCCGCGGTTCTTTCGGGATGGGGCTATGCAGCCATTTCTTGTATTTGATCCCGGCTGCGAGCGCGGCTTGCTGACTTGCGTAACCGTAGGCTGCCGCAGTCTCGGTCGCTGCAATGACATCCGCTCGGCCTTTGTCGATCTCGTCAAAAACATTGGTGATCCGCTGTGAAAGCTGGGCCAGCGATTCCCCTGCATTGAGTCCAGCAGACAGTTCCTTTTGAATTTGCTGGTAAATCTCGTCTGGCACATTGCTCAAAAGGTTCTGTCGTTGGGCAATAAAATCCAAGGTGTCTTGTGCTGGCAGCTTCCACGGATCGCGATAACCAACCGAGTCGAGGGTGTCCTGTGCGCCGGCGGCAAGGACTGTCGGGATCTCTGTGCGTAACGTTGAATTGAGATCCTGGTCGAGGCCGCCAAGGTCAAAAGCGATCTTCATCGAATCGTGATGGTCTGGAATGCCTTCGTCTTGTCCAAACAGTGGGCGGTGTGCGTAAAGGTGACGATGGATGTTTCGCAAGGTTTCGTGCTTGGCAAACCCGAGGACTCGAACCACAGACGAGTGAAAATTCTTTTCGAGCGTGTCCCGCTTTTGCTCTGCAGGATGTTTGATTGCTCCCCGAGCGCACAAGAGTGCAACCACAACACGGGCTTGTGCTGTCGGCAGAGCGGCTGCAACAAGCAAAGTGCGATTGAAGGAGGTCATGTTGTTATTTTCCGGCTACTGTCCAATTCGTTCCATTGTACCAGACCAAATATTTCGCGGTGCCGCCGCCCGTTACAGTCGCACCCCATGCTAACGACGCAGCACCATCGGTGACGCAAGCCGTTTGTCCTGTCGCAGGTGCAGCAGGTAATCCTGCAAATGTCACTCCAACATTTGTAAAGCCGCTGGCGGCAACCCCAGCCGTATTGACAGTCAGCGCATTGACCAAAGCGTTAGGTGATGAGCCAGTTGTTCCAGCAGGAGCTACTTGGATTCTGACCGAACCACCAAGTCCGGCTCCGGTGCCTTTGCCACCAGCTAAAACAAGATCAGCCCCGGTAATATCAGTTCCATTGCCGCCCGTGCCATGCAGTGTCCACGCAGTGGGAGAAGCGTTATTAAAACCTTTGCCGAAATAAACATCGTTCATGGGAACCGCATTTCCTCCTGAAACGAAGTTCCCTGTACCGCCGGAATTTGACCCGTAGCCAATTGAGATAGAGGCGTTGACACTCGCGTTGGCAGTTGGGCCAAGTGCAAAAGAATTTGTGCCAGCATTAGCCGCGTTGCCTATTGCAACTGAGTTGGCTGCACACGTTGCGCTCATCCCTATTGCAACTCCTGCATTTAAGGAGCTTGTGCCATAACCAATTGCTGTGCCTTGCCCGGTTGCCGAGGCATTGCTGCCAATCGCCAAACTCCCAGGTGTTGAAACCGTGGTAGAAGGCCCAATGGCCCACGGGGCATTACCTGCTGGGTTCAAAACCAGTCGTGAACCATCGGCACTAATACTGGCAACCACAGCATTAGTGGAGTTCCGCCACTCGGTCAGATTAGCTGTTTGGGTAGGTGCTCCTTTGATGATAACCGGAACAGAGGCGGCGGCAGGGTTGGTGAACAAATGTGTGCCTGTCCAGAGATAATTGGCGGTCTGGTCAAAGCCGACAACACCGCCGGTGTTGGTGATCGGGGCAGTAACACTGGAAAGCGGAACAGATGGAATTGGCAAACCCAATACTGTTGCTGTTGAGAAATCAATTGTCGTTGGGCTAACTATCTTGTGATCTTTTGTGCCAAGCATGATGGGTTCATCCGCACGGAGGAGGAGTGCAGAAACAAGCAGGATGACAACGATGAGATTTCTGGTTTTCAAGCTACTTTTGCCCAGTATTTGTTGTTCATAGCCAAGTCGTAATCTAATGGCGCGACCTGGCCGGGATCGACTGGATCAGCCGTTCCGGCTCGGAGTTGAAAGCTCTGAGCTTGATTGCCAATCACTACTTCCATCAGTGATAACACAGAGCGCGTGGTGGTAGGCACGGTGTTGAGTGCCGGTTGTGCCGGCCCAATCAAGCTCACGATCGTTGATTGATACGACCAGTCTAGCTGCACCGGAGGTGGTGGAGGAGGGCCAGGGATCGGATCAGTACGCATCGGGAAGTAGGTTTTGCTGCCCCATTTACCGTACTTCAATTCCTGTGCGGTACCCGTTAGTGAAGGATCGGCTGGCGTGATGGCAGAAATCTCTTTGGCGATGTCTTTCAGATGCAGGTAAGCGTTATCACGTTCTTTTTGCCTGATTGGAGTCAGCAACGTGCCGGTCGGGTCTTGTGCGAGATAGGTTGCCCGTGCGATCGCGATGACGTCATCCACGCATTCAGTCGGGATCGACGGCTCCGGTTCCATTGGATTGCCGCCGCCAGCGACGTAGCCTCGCGCCACGTTTTCAGCCGATAGAACGCAACTGTCTAGGCTCTGAAGAGGTGAGGCTTGCGTCATTATGGTCTGCTCCGTTGCGAGCAGCCTGACGTCTGTGCCTTTAAGTATGAGCCAGTTAGCCATCTTTAAGTGGTTGCTTGGTAAAAACGCCCATGTCCCAGCCGCCACTGACTCGATCCGCAGGTATGGCTTCAGTGAATTTCCAGCCGGCGCGGCGATCGCTTAGAAGACCAAGATCGCGGCAGGCACCGCGAACGTCGCAGCCGCCGGCACAATGCGGCTGTGGATGTCCAGATTGGTCTTCGCTAAAGTCGTGGAACATAACGACGCCGTCAGGTGCCATGAATATTTCCAATGCGATAAAGTCCGCGGTCACGCACGGTTTACCGTGACAACCATCAATCAGTGCTAAGTGGATCGGAGAGTTCCAATGCTCAGTCAAAAAGCTTTGGCTGTCCTTGAAATAGACTATGACTCGCTCCCAGGCTGGGTACACGATCGTTTCAGGATGAACGAAGGTGAGGGGAAGAGATCTCCTCGCCGCAATCTCCATCGTCCGCAGACGATCGAATGAGTAACCGTTTGGCAATTCGAGGCCGATTGCTCGCCATTTCTTTTTGGTCATTCGCAGTTCCCGAGCAATACCAGTGAGTGTCGTGCCTTCGCCTACGCCAATTTCCATGTAAGTGATCTCGTCAAAACGGCCGGCGAGATCTCGGACGACCTGACAAATCCGTTCTTCCATTCCGGTCATGCCAAAGCCCAGTGCGGTCATGCTGCTGAAGTTCCTTCAACGCCTCGCGCTTTTCGGTCGGCGGTACGTTTGTTTAGCCACATGAGAGCTTCCTCGCATCTCGTAATGGCGATTGAATTCTCTCGACACGGAACTGTTTCACCGAGCGAGCGCAAGCGATCGATGAGCATGGCTAGCACCTCTTCGTTCGTGGTGCCATCATTGATGGTTTTCATCGAAGGATGTTCCTTTTCGATAAATTGAACCACTTGCGGATCCGATCCTTCAAAGCTCGCGAGTTCGTATTTGTGTCCTGGCGTAATTATTTTCATGCTGCTTTCTCCATACTGAGAGTTTGAATTGCGAACTCGGCCACTTCTTCCGGCAACGTCCGATAGAGCTCGAGGCAACCGGTATCGCATGTCGCGCGGAAATTTGGCGGCAGACAGTGGCACCCAGCGCAAGACAACGCTTTCTTGCGATACGAAATCACCTCTGGGATATGGACGTATATCCTTTCAGTGGTTGCGCCTTGGATCGCGATCGTCCTTGTGCCGATCGTCCCGGCAAGGTGCGCGGGGCCACTGTCGTTCCCGATGACAAGCTTTGCGCTTTGAATCGCTGCAGCGATGTAGTTCCAGCTTTGCCCAACGATGCAATGGAACGGCATGAAGAAACCGTAGTCCCGTTGTTCAGTCACCACTTTTACGCTGAAGCCTGCGGCCTTGAGTAACAGACCAAGTTCAATGAAATAGGCTTTCGGCCAGCTACGGACCGGTGAGTAACTGAACGGGAAAATCAGGACGTCCGCGCTGTCGCGGCGGCCCATCTCCCTGTCCATTGGTGTCAGGTCCAGGCGCGGCCGTTTCGGTTGCGCTTTGACCCCGAGGTGGTGCGCGATCCAGTCCAGATAATTGAGTGGCGAGTGAGTGCTAACGGCTTTTTCATAGCCTTCCCATGTTAGGACTGCGCCGTCCCTGTCCGCGCCCACGGGCATCTGGAACATGCGCAAGACCTCTGCTCGCCAGTCGGTGGCGAAGAATTCAACTGGTTCCCCGGCGGCTAGTAAACCTTCGCCTAGCCACGCATAACACACAATGTCGCCCAGCCCGCGAAACCAGCCATTGATAGTGTCGATCTTCATTTGCTCGCTACACGCGCCTCCCGCATGCCGAAAAGGAAGCGCGTGAGAGTAAACAAACGAACCCGTCTACCTGGACGAACCGCTTCCCGCCGAGGCTTTGATCAGTTGACCGGCACCAGTCTGACCGGCGGCCGTGCCATACATGATCGCAATACGCGAGGTGGCGGTTCCTAGCGTGTGATTGACGTATTGTACCTGCATGACAGTGATGTTGATGTCAGGGTCAGTGACCATCTGGACGTTCCCGAATGACGCTCCAGGCAGAACACTGGTGTAATCATTCGGCGGCCTGGTGGTGACTACCAGTGCCGACCTGCTGCCGCCGAACCCGACCAGGTTCGCGTTGTTGCTCGGCATATTCGGTGCCGAGTAAACCTCGAACGTATCAACGGTAAGAACGAACGTGCTTTGCGGTGTCGTGCCTTCGGTGACAATCCGCGGTTGTTGATAAGCGGCGAAGGTTACCAATGTCGGGTCTTTGACGAGACTGCCGAAAGCTGTCGGCCACAGTAATAGCGTGCGGTTCCCAAGCCCCAGCGGTACACCACGCTGAGTCAGGGCAACTCCAATGTCGACTACCGTCGCTCGCGCGAAGTTGGCGGAAGCAACGATGGTGTTGTTGGTGAAGTTGGCATCCGTGAGCAGCGCATAAATTGCGTCTACGATGTTCTTCGCCAGCGCGTAAGCACTAGCCGGCGCGAATTCATCGAAAAGCCTACGCATCGTCGATGCCAGGATGTTCTCGTTAAATGTGATGGGAACGCCCTTGTGATTATTGAGAACCACAGGCACATCAGTTGTGAGAGCTGCAGCATCCGTCCAACCGCTCGCAGTACTGTAAGTCTGCACCGTTGGGACGGTGATGATCCTGGTCATTACCGTCTGGTTGAACGTGGCCGGTTGGTCGGAGAAATCCGATGTGAACCGGGTCAATGCCGGGAAGATGAATTTCAGCAATTCGAGTGTCCGTTGCGTGACGAGCGTTCCGGCCAGCGTACCGAGGTTAGCGTCCGTAACGTCCGCAGCCTGGATGGCGTCGTTGAGGATATTCATCCTGCATCCCTTAAGCCTGTCAGAATTGGGTTTCCCCTCTTTGAATTCCGCAGCGTAAATCGCGCCGAACTCGCTCGCGAATTGAGCCTTTTCCTGTGGCAAACTGGCTCTGGCCGAGCATGCCAGAACCTTTGCCAGCTTGGAGTAAACGCTGATCGGGTCATCGTTTACCACCGATGTCCGCGAGACATCGCTGCTGGTGATGCGTTCGCTTAAGCGGTCGCCTGAGCCTTGCATTTTGTTGATGACCTCGATGAACCGCGGATCCGCCGCGGCTTTCATGGCAAGGTCTTCCTGCGTCCTGATGTCCCTGGGCAAAATGGCGCCCCGTTTTACGGCAGCGCGAACCGCCGCATCCGCGTCCGCCTTGTTGCGCTTGCGGATGACTGAGGCTTGCTGGTCATTTTGCGCCTTGATTTCTCCAAGCTCCAGTTCCGCCGCGTTAGCGCGAATAGTAGCGTCTGTCGCTGCTAATCGTGATTCAATTACTTTGTCGTCAGCATTCTGTGCCGCGATTGCTCTGAGGCCTTCAGCCTCTTTTTCAAGCTCCTGATTTTTCGCTCGGAGCGCAGCGATCTCTTCTGGTGTCATTGTATTTGTCTCTCCAGTTTTTGGTTTCTTCGCTGGTTGCTCCAGCGCGGTGACGGGTGATCCGTCGTTTTTTGCCCACAAGGGCAAATCGTTAAAAGCGGGGTCGTTAACCAGGCCGCCCATGTTCGGGCCGGCCTCAACGCAGCAGACGACTCGCGCAGGATCTTTGCGCTTGTCGTCCACATGGAACACGGGCGAGAAAGCCCGAAAATCTTTTCCTTCCACGGCTCGCCGGCCGCTCGCAGTCCATTCGCCTTTGGCGACTACCCCGTCGTTCTCGCGCCAGGTGAAAGAGCTCGGCCAGAACGATGCCGGTCCGTCTTCATGGTTAAAATCGAAGTAAACGCGCTTGCCGGTGCGAGCGGTAATCTCCGCTCGTTGCTGTTCTATTTTTGCCGCTGCTTCGGTATTGATCAGGACCTTGATCGCACGGCCGATGCCGCCTGCTACCGGCCGGATGGAATGCAAACCTGCGGGAAGAAACGTGATCTCGTTCGTTGCAGTCGGCGAGATTGCGATCGCTGCTCGGCACTGGACGGGCTGAGAATCTTCAAGATCGGCTAGGGTCTTGATTTCTTCGTGAGCTTTTGCGCTTGAGTCTTCGGAGACATCAATTCCGAACTTCTTGCAGGCCGCTCGGATTTTCGCTTTGACTTTGGCTAGGTCATCGGATGAATATTTAGACGCGTTATCATCCTGATTGATGTAACTCCAGGCAGCGCGAACGTGTTTCTCCGTGTCGACCGGATAACGTTTTTTCTTGTCGCTTTGGTAACCGGGATCGGCGTACTCAACATCGCCGTACGGTTTTTTGGAATCATCGGCGCAGTAAAGCGCATCATGTGCGGTTTGTGTGCGTATCACGCCCCCAATTGGGTTAAAAAAATTTTGGTTCTTCATTTTAAGAAAGGAGTTTGAGCCGCCGGTATTCGGACTCAGAAAGATTTGTGGTATCGGTGCTAGAGATGCGCCGAGCTTTACCGTTCTCAGCGGACTGGCTCTCAGCGTCTGAGTGTTCTTCGGATGATTTTTCTCCAGAAGCGTGAGCGTGATGGTGTGGGTGGGTTGTTTTCTTGGCGGTAGTCATTGATTTCCCTTCGTGTGAGTTCGGCTGCCAGCTTGCGCAGTTCAGACGCGAAAATTCCGTCATCCTCTTCTCGAGAAAGCCGCTCCAGCCGGGCCTGGACATGGAACCCGGCCTCATGCGGTCTCGATACGTTTGCTTCCCTCGGATTTGCCGGCGGGTTGTGCGGCGGCTCGCCCAACGGCGTCACACCGTCTGGAGCCGCAGTAGGTGCCGGTGGACCGGCACCTTTTGGCGGCGCTGGATGCGCGACGTCTTCGCCTTCTGTCGCTTGAGGAATGCCGTACTTTGTCCGCAAATAAGACAGCGGAAGATCAAGTCCGATAGCAGCAAGGATCTGGTCGCGCTCTGCATCTTGATATGTGCCAGTGGTTTCCTGTAGAAACCGGCATTCTGGCGGCTCTTCGGCATCGCCGTAATTGAGCATCAGAATATACGGGATCAGTTGCGCGTTGATCACGTTGGCGACATAAGCACTCGCGGCGTCCAGGCGATCTTGTTTCAGTTGCGCTTCAACGGTCCCGAACGCTTGGCCGCCGCGGCCACTAGCCAGCGTTGCGCCGGTCATGGTCTGACCAAGAATCAGGTGCCGCGCATAACGATCTGCGCGATCCAGAAGATCTCCTTGCGGGGTGCGATCACCGCCAGCGTGTGTCGGCTCTTTGAGCTCGAGCTTCGTGCCTTCAGGAAATGCGGCCCAGCCGGCGCTACCCATGTTTTGGAGCATGTCGCACAACGCTGAAACTGTCTGATCGGGCGAGGTCCCAACGTAGGTAGCCCAGCGAAATGGAAGTCCAAAAACTTGCGCGAGATTAAGCAGCCAATCGCTCGAGAAATTGGACGCGCACCACCACCAGGCTAAAGGCCGCAGCATCGGGCCGCCAAGTGGACTTCCCGATTTTACTTTGTGGATGCAAGAAAGAAACTTGTAATCAGGAAACGGTGTTACTCCTCGATTGCTTTGCGGATAGCCTGGAAAGGCCCGATTGCCTTGATGATATTGATAACTCTGATAGCTCTGAGGTCCGAGTTGTGAAGTATCAAATCCAGCCTCGCCAATGTAAGTCAGCCCGAGAATGCCGTTTTGGTCGAAAGCGTAGCTGATCGGATGCGCCCAGCAGGTGCATCGTGGCGCGGCGATCAGACCGCGATTCTTGGTCTGGAGCATCTGCCACAAGATCTCAAGGACGCTGAAGCCACGGAACCAGCCGTCCATGATGTCCGTGACCGTGCCGTCCAGACCGTTCTCGTCTGCGGCCGCCTCGGGCTTCATTCCGAGGATCGCCGTCGCGCAAAGTTTTTCGCGTTCTACGGCATCAGCGGTCGGATCCTGATCTTCCTCGACATACGGGTCGAAGATTATGTCGCGCCGATTGATCCCGTAGAGCAATTCCTGCTGGCAAGCGGCCAATTCCGGCCAGGTGTCCAGCATGAGATCAAAAAGCTGCCATTGCTGCACATGATTTCCGGCCAACGCCCCGCGCAAAATCATCTCAATCCATTGCGGGGTGATAGCGGCTAGACTCGGCAGGATCCACCTGTATTGCGCTTGACTGCGAAGGATTCGTTGGAACCCAAACGTTGGTATGGCAATCGTCGACTTCGCATCAACTGCTCGCTCGCCGTTCGTGCGAACCTTGACAGTCTTTACACTGCGCGAACGAGCGGCTTTTATCGGGACTTTTCGAGTTTTCACGATACGAGCCTTGCTGGCCTAAATGGCTGTGTGAAACGCGACGGTGCCGGTCGTCCGAAATGGATGATTTTCGGATCGCGGATTGCGCCGGCCATGCTGTCGGTCCCGGCACGAACCGCCAGTGCGAGCGCGGTACACCGGTCGCTATGTCCTTCGCGTGACCTCGGCGCCCAGTAACTGTATTCGCCGGCCTTCACCACCTGTTGCATGGAGTGAAGGTCTTCGCGCACCGCGCGGGATACCGGGATGCGGATCGCAGTCGGCGCCTCGAACTTGCGGCGAAGCGTCGGAAAAAGCAGACGCTTAGATCGCGGCGTAAACGTGAATTTCTCTACGCGCCCAAACTTATGCTCTTCCGGTTTCCATTCGCCGTGGCCTTTAGCCGCGTAGTCGCCGAACCCAACGCCTGGACCCGTGTAATCAACGCAAGTGCGCCTGGACCCTCTAATCCGTGAAGCCAGAATCTCGTTCTGGTTCGGCGTGTCTGTCTTGTGGAGGACCAGGACTTCGCGGGTCCAGAGAATGTCGCCGACCAGTTCAAGCGTCCAACAAACCGTCGGATCGTTCGAGCGGCCAAAGTCGATGCCGCAAAAAATGTCACGCCGCGAATCAAAAAATTCCGGCTCAATCGCCTCACTGGCCTGAGTAGTCTCAGCAAGTGCGATAATGTCATATGGAAGAAGGACGTTGCTGGTATCAGTCGGTTCGCACTCGTATTCCTGTTGCCACAAGTCTTCGTCATCGAGGCCGGCTCGCAGTTCTTCGGCGTCTACCGGTAAGCCATCTCTGATGGCATCGTGGATAGTGACCTTGTAGCCAGCGTAACCATTCTCTTTTTGCTTTTCCCAGAGTTGGAAAAATTTGTTGTCGCGGCCGTTGAACGTCGAGACAATCCGGATCTTCATGTTCCGCCTGATTCCGTCGATGTCCTTACCGGCGAACAATGCCTGAACCCGTGTCATAAACGTGCCGGCCAACGGGTTCGTCAGGGACGGAAACATGGCGCCCCAGATCAGGTCGCAATCTTCGTGATAGGCGAACTCGTCCAGAATCACGTTTGCCGAGTACCCGCGAGCGGTGCTGGGATTGGCCGGAATCGCCACGATTCTCGAGCCGTTAGCAAAACGGATCTCCGCTACACGCAGAAGTGCTTCGCCGATCTCGCGATCCTCCGCGTAACTTTCAATGGCGAGCCGAAAGGCTTCAGCCCATTCCTTGCATTTATCTATCCACTCAATGGACTGCCGCTCTCCGGAGCTTAAGCAGACCCACTTAGCACCTGGATCGGTAAGCGCAGACGTCGTCGCTTCACATGCTGTCTGGAAACTTTTACCGGTTTGCCGTGCCTGAACGCCAATCTTGAATCGCGCAGGATCGTTTACCCACCGGTTTTGGTAAGGCAGAAGCAGACCAAGCGGTGACACGACAGGACCATCTTTTCTTGGGCGTGACCGCTTTTGGAATGCGGGATACGGAGGTTTCCGATGCTCAAGCGACCTCACTTGTTGAAAATTTCCTTGAGCCTTTTGAATTTCTGCTCGGGATTAAGCTGGGAATCTCGCAGAGTCTCGGTCGCTCGTTTCTCGCGCCTCTCAGCCATCGCGAGCTCACGCAGTTGGCAGTTGAGCTTCGTCTCCGCTACGATCTGCGCCCGATATCTCAGGCACATGTTCGTAAGCAGGTTCAGATCTTTGACGGTTACGAACCGGTCACGCGCGGCATTGTGCGTTTTCTCTTCCAACGCATCGATCGTAGACTGGGTATAGTTGCTGGGGTTCTGCGAGATGTCCTTGTTGACTTCTCCAGCAAGCCCCAGAGTTCTATGCCTTTGCGTGATCTGATGAGCCGCAACATGCTTCTTGTAAAAATTGGTGAGTGCCGTGCGGTGGCTGTGAATGCCAAACTCGTTCTCCAGCTTTACGAGAATCTGGCCGTACTGCAGATTGGTTGTGAGCAGCCAGTCACACAGTTGGGCGTGTTGCTCGTCCGACAGGTAATCGAGCTTGCTGTTGTACCGCGGCCTTTTAACTATTACCCGTTTTCGCCGCGCGATTTCACGCGCACTGAGCGGGGCTTCTGCTTCATCGAACATGACGTCGATGAAGAATGCTGGCGGAATCTAAAAAGACGCAAACCGCCCGTTGGCTCTATTGCCTCTATTGGAGAATATTTATCGAACCACCGAAGAAATCGGGTCGCCGCCGGCGTTTTTCTTCGGTTGGCATAACAGCTTTCGTGAATATGATGGCCGCGCGGCACAATCGTTCGCACAAGAAATCAGCGTCTGGTGCCACCAGGTACGCTTCAAGCGCGTCCGTGTCCAAGCGGCTCGCCAAACCTGCAAGCTCCCCAGCGATGATTAGTGCCTGTTGCTGTGCCGGGTTCATCCTAGTCAACGATGACTGCTGCTACGGTCAGTCCTCCGGTTCCGACGGTCGGTCCCGATGGAGTTCTTTCCACCGATTCCAGCCGGCCAAGGTCCAGTGCTGGTAATCGTCATTCACAGCGAAATGCTCGGCGTCGTACCGCTCGCAGTCCCGAACAAGCCACCAGCCAAGCAAGATTCCTACTGCTGCACTGATGATGACGGTCTTGCTCATTAATTGCCAGATCCGTTGAAAATTTCTACGATGTTTTCGATATCGATCAGGACAAGTTCTGTCTCGCCAAAATAGACCAGTGTATGAGAGAGCTTTCGCGGAGCACCGATGTCGCGACGTTCGTTGAATGAATAACTTGCACCATTAGACAAGCGGATTCCGAACGGGCGAAACGGCTCGCGCTCTACCAATAATTTTATCTCTTCAACTTTCATAAGCCATGCCAATGACCGTTACGGTCACAATAAACGCCGTCCTTGTTTTTTGGCCCATCCATTAAGTGTCCTTTTATCGTAGTACCACTGTCGAGTGCCCCGACGATCGCTCCAAAAAATGGGATAGCGATGGACACGCCAATCGCGCAGAGGATGATCATTGCCAGAATGTTAATTGGCGTTGATTTGAGTTTCCTGCCGCAGTTTGGACAGGCAGTTGCCGACGTGGAGATTTCCCGTCCACAATCAGGACATGGTTGCAATGTTTCGTTCTGGCTCATGCCGCCACACTAGCCAACAGTTGGCTAGATGCAACCTTTTTTTGCTTTTTTTTCTTGTGCTTCCGCGGCCGCTTCGCGTTTGCCCTGGCGGCGGCTGTCTTGCGTTTGCTCGTCCGGCTGCCGAGTTCAGACATTACCCGTCTAATCAACTCTTTATCCATTAGCCAACCGTTAGCAGCGGCCGGTATCGAAATCAAATCTGATACCCTTTGACTTGGCGTCTTTGGAGGAATTCGATCAGTGCGTTGCGAGGAACTCGGACGCACGAACGGCTTGAAGTTTTCCCGCGCAGATCAAATGCAGTGATCTCGCCTTCCTCAATCAGGTTGACCAAGTGCTGGTCTGAAACATGAAATAACTGCGCCAGTTTCCAGACGGGAAACGATTCGCCGGCTGGCAGATGCTCAGTCACGAACTACATTTCTACGCCCCGTTCCTGCTCATCACAACCAAAATCTGGTACTTTTCTGATACTTTTTTTTGTTAGTCTAACGAGTTTACCTATGAAAATGGGGTATTGCGGGGGCGGGATTTGAACCCGTCCGGGCTGCCCAAGGCAAAGTTGCGTTTCATAGGTGAAGAACACTGTTCGAAAGTCGAAAATAGTGTTCTTGGAGTCATTTTTTTGATACTTTTTTGATACTTGATGGGGGCGGGACTGAATGCGACAATCATGCTTGGTAACGCTTGATACATTCTGGTACTTTTGGGGGCGGGACTGAAATCCGCTAAATCCGTTGGGGGCGAAATGCGTTCCCGCCCCCACTGCCGAATTTTATCCCACACGATTCTTGGCACCATAAAACGGCACCACATTCTTGGCAAACTTTGCCGGTTTGATGTTGAACCATTTGCGAGCTTCGCGAAGGGACTGCTGGCGATGATATGACCGTTTAACCATCGCGATCGAATTGCCCATCTCGTAGCTGACCTTTGGGACGTTCTGGGTAATTCGCGCACGGTAACTGCAATAGGAATCGCGCAGCGCATTGTGCTTCCAGCCCCCGATGAATTTCCCGATGCGCGTAGCCTCCCGTTTGCTTGGTTGTTCTGCACTGCCAAGAACCGGTCCTTCAGCAGATTTATAAGGGGCGAGCCATTGAGCGAGATTCGTTTGGATCGGCACTTCACGCGCCTCTTTAGTCTTGGCTGTTTCAGCCCTGACGATGATGACTCCATCTCTCCAATGAAAATCCTCCCATCGCAGCGGAGATTTTTTAGACTTGGGATCTGGCGCTATTTCCTCCGAGCGTATGCCGGCAAAACCGCCGATGAGAAGCCACGGCAAAAATTGGTCTTGAACGTTTACGATCAGTGTACGCATTTGATCGGCCGTCAGGACATTTGCTTGCCCAGGGACTGCCACGATCCGCTCGACTTTCTCCGCTTCAGTTATGCCTTCCCCTCTCGGCAGATATGACATTCGCGTTGCCCAGCGAAATAAACTAACGATTGAAGATCGCAAATTGAGTTTGCGGCGTTCACTTGCGCCCGTCCGTGAATCCAGAAAGCTTTGGATCTGTAGTGCCGTAATCGCGGCTATTGGCGTTGCGGGTTGAATGAATTGCTCAAACAATTTGAGGTCGCGTTCGAGTGACTGAACGTGACGACTGCTTTTGCCGTGCTTGATTTGCAAGAATTCCCAGCAGAGCCCCGAGAGCGGCCGGCCGGAATTGCGGGCGTCTCGCAATCGACGAACCTCGGCAATTTCTTCTCGAGTGATCCCGAGAAGATCAGGCCGACCGTTTGCCAGAAGAACGGCAATATCACTGGCTCGCGCCTCGGCTTTCTCTTTCTTCCATAACCGCACCATCCGGCGCGGACCCTGCGAGTAATCATCAAAGCCCCAGCGACCGTCGGCGTACTGTTGAACTTTTATTTCTACGTGACCAATTTTCATGTCAAAATCTTCATTTGTTAATCTTAAAGAAATCTCTTATTGGTAGGGTTCCGCTTCGCTCCGCACACTCTCCATTCCAATGCCTGCACCAGCGCGACGATCTGTCGGCTCGCTCGAGCCATCGGATGAACCTATGGATTTGCGCATATCAGGTGAGGCAAAGAAGAAGGCAGCGGTGGTGGCGGCCGTGTACGGGATCACGCTGGCGCAATTGTTCGAGCGATTGATCGAGGACACGGACGAAGTTTTGTCCTTCATCTCTTAAACGAGGAAGACAGCCATTCTATTTCCCCGCGCTTGGGCTTCTCGGGCTTGAGCTTGAGGTATTCCAAGTGGATTAAATACTCGAACAGCGAGGACACGCTGCGGTGTTCTCTTCTGGCGATCCGCTCTGCCTTGGCTCGAATCTCAGGCTTGATCGTCAGGCTCAACTTTTGTTTCAATTTACGTTTGGATACACGCTTTGACTGCTTTTTTTTGAGCATAAAAAGAGGTTTTGAGAAAAGTCCCGGCAAGAATTTCTACGGGATTCACATGGGCAAGTTTCTATTTTTGTATGCAATAAAATAGCAAATGCAAGTTTTTTCTTGTCAATTTAGTGCATACTACGCATATAAAATGCACCGAGAATTTTGATAGAAAAAAGCCCAAAGCGATGCAGGCAAGCGAGAAAAAAAGAGGCAGGCCACGAAGGAGAATCCCAGGTAAAAGAATATGCCTACTGGTAGATCCCGCAGTACAAAAGCTAGCTAATAAGATGGCGTGGGAACGCCACATCTCGCTTGGCCGGCTGTTTGATATTCTGGTAACGGCCGTGGACGACGGGGACGACCCGCGGCGCCGCATCACAGTGAAACGCCGGCGGCTCAGAAAGGCACTTCTCAGATGACCACCGCACTGAGGCAACTCGAGCGCGAGATCGACCGGCTCAAAGAACGCATTCGCCGTGAGGCTGCTGTAGAGGAAGTGACTGTCCCTGGCGCGGCACGGTTATTGAAAAAAACGCCGGTATGGGTTCGCGCGAACCTGCCTGTAATCATTCACGGCAAACACAGTCATCACGTCCGCATCGCTGACATTGAAGCGTATCAGACCCGGCGAACGTTAAAGCCACAACTAAACGGAAGGACGCTTAAGTGAGCACTGGCAACAACGCGCTCAAGCGCAAGGTCGCACAACGTTGGGACATTATCAGTCAGGCAATGATGATCCCTAGTCCGGCAACAAAGGCATTTATCGAACTTGAGTACATCCTGACCGAGGCAGGACTGCTCCCGCGGCGGCGGCAGCCAAAACATAAGCAAGCGGAACTGCCTCTCGGGGAAAGCCCCACAACTAATGACGATAACACCATGAGCCTCTCGGAAGAGGTAGGAAGGAACTACAGCGAATGAACATCAACGATGCCTACCCCAGCAGATATCTTAAAGTCGGCGACCTGCCAGACGAAGGTTCGCAGCAAGTCACGATCGAGAGCATCAGTCTCGAGGAAGTCGGACGGGACCGCGACACCGTGCCTGTCATTTACTTTCAGGAATTTAAGAAGGGATTCACCTGTAATAAAACCAATGCGCGAGCCATTGCTCGATTAATCGGCAGCATCGAGTTCGATGATTGGATTGGTCAAAAGATCACTCTGTACGCTACAGAAACGGAAAATCCACAGGGGGAGCTCGTAGATACAATTCGTGTCAGGACCAAAACTGACAAACCAATAAGATCCACTGTCCAGCCAGTAAGCAAGCCGGCCAGGGTATCAGCACCGATCACGACTCGAGCCACAACTCGAGAGGAGGACGACGATGGAATCCCCTTCTGAGACAGGTTCTGAATTTAAAAAGGCAAGAGCCATCATGGAAGGCAAGCCGGCAACGGAAATTCCCGACGGTGTTAAAGAAGCCCGAAGGTATCTCCAGAAAGCGGCCAACCTCTATAACCTGACCGTTAAATGCGTCGACAAGGTCGTTGCGCCTAACGTCCCACCGATCGCGCAGACGGGGGAAATGTTTCGGGCGGCTGTAGGCACTCTTTTCATCGAGGCAGCCCGTGCCGGCTTTGTTCGACTGATGCCCGACAGACCCACCGAAAAAAAACAAGAGGAGTCGCCGTGAAGGTTGAAACACCGGATCTCTTTGGAGAAGCTCACGCTCGCTGGAGTGATCCCGACACTTCAAAGGCCGCGGCAGAAGATCTGGCAGGCACGAAAGCAACCCGCTTGGAATACGTCGTGCTTGCCACTTTACAAAACTTTCCACAGGGACTGACCATGCACGAAATCGTGAGATTCACAGGGCTTCTTTGGAATACAGTCAGTCCGCGCATTCGGCCATTGGTCCGAAAGGGTTTTGTCATTGATTCTGGTAAACGTCGCAAAGGTCCGACTGGCAAGTTCTGCATAGTCTGGATGGCAACATGACTGATCTAACTCAACAGACCGAGCAGTTACTCAAGGCATTTACGACGCTCCACAACGATCTGGCTGCGCTGAATCTGACCGCCATGATCACAGGCACGGTGTTAGCTGCGCTGCTATTGGTCGTAGCCTTTCGAAAAAGATGAACAGTAAACAAACAACACGAAAGGTAAAATGAAGTTAATTGAAGCACAGATAAAAGGTACTACGCCATTACTACAACATCGATTTGAAGAAGGAGCCGAAGTGCCTTCTCCATCTCGTACGGTGCTGGTCAATCATGGAACTCCGCGTGAGCAAGCGGAGAAAGCGGTTTATCGAAACGAACGCGGATTTTATTTTCCCGGTGCAGCGATTGCTCGCTTGCTCCGTGAAGCTGGCAGCGGTCATAAACTAAGAGGATCTCGTAAAAGCGCGAAATTCATCGTGCCGGCTGCTGTGCTGGTGCTGCTGGATGGAATTGATATCCTGAACGGTGACGGCAAATCACACGCTAAAGATTTTGAGGTTGATTCGCGGCCGGTAACCATTCCGGCAACCAAGGGCAGAATCATGCGGCATCGTCCGCGATTTGATACATGGAGCGCGAAATTCACTCTCCGAATCAATGAAACGATCCTGCCTGTCGATTTCATTAGTCAGTTGTTGACGGAGGGCGGTCAGCAAATCGGAATTGGCGATTATCGTCCACAGACTGGCGGTCCATTCGGAACATTCAACGTCACTTCATGGCAGGAACAAAAATCATAACAAACACGGCAAGGCTGGGCTATGCGCGGCTAGGCGTGGTCGGGCCGGGCATTGCCTGGCTAGGCCGGGCTTGGCAGGGCGAGGCGTGGCGAGTCCAGGCGCGGTCAGGCGGGGTTAGGCTGCGCTGGGCAGGGCTATGCGGGGCTCGGTCAGGCATGGCATGGCGGGGCGGTGCTAGGCAAGGCATGGCAACGCTGGGTCCGGCCCGGCAAGGCGCGGCGACGCTTGGCTTGGCGTGGCCTGGTGGGGAAAGGCAACGCACGGCATGGTTTTTTTTAAACACAAAATTTTCGCGGCGCGGCAGTGTCGGGCTTGGTATGGCGCGGCGAGGCAAGGCGCGACCTGGCGAGGCCGGGTTTGGCGAGGCATGGCAACGCGCGGTGTGGCGCGGCCTGGCGAGCCATGGCGGGGCAACCCTCGGCCCGGCCAAGTGTGGCATGGCACGGCTGGGCAGGCCTGGGCGCTGCGCGGCAGGGCTGGGCGGCCGTGGTTGGGCGCGGCAACGCGAGGCTAATTTAAGTAACCAATAACATGGACCAGTCAGAACGCAAACATCGCCAGCGCATGATTGAACATGCCAAGAGCTATAATGACGCCCCCAGCTACGACTGCCCCATCTGCGGCGAGGGCGTTCGGGTGCCGACTCATGTTCATGGCGGCCTGGTCCGCTGCCCAAACTGCCGAGCTCGGCTGCGAGTGGAGCGTGATGCGCAGTTTCAAGGTGGCATGTGGCATGACCTTTCAAGGCTGATACCAACATGAAATGAAAAAATTATATCTAGGCGATAGCGTTTATGTGACCTGGGACGATTTAGGCCGCCTCGTTCTCACTACCGAAAACGGCTATCCCGATGATCCTCGTAATCGAATTGTTTTGGAGCCGGAAATATTTGCCAATCTAACCGAATTTGCGGTCAACGGACCGCAATCAGAATAAACATGAGTATCCGACGCGAACCTATACTACTCTCCTGGGAAGTCTTTGGCCGGCTACGGCTGATAGCCAAAGCCCGGTCGCCGGTCGGAGATACAGAGCGGATTATGACCCCTGACGCTGTGGCTGACGACATGCTGCACGATGCCATCAAAGAAAAATATCCGCAGTTTATCGAGTATGAGAAGAAGCGGGACAAGGATGATCGCGAGTTTATCAAGACACTTATAACATAATGATTCCGACCATAACTAGCTACCTTTATGAACTGCACCACCACAAGGGTCTTATCGTTGCACAAATGAAACACAGACAGGCAATGCACCTGGCTGGGCTCGGGGCTGCCATCACGATTTTGTTAGTGCTTTTGATCTTGTTGGAAACCTGAAAGGAATCAATGGACAAAAAACTCGAACAATTCATGCTCAAAGAGAGCCGGCATTATTGCGAATTCCCCGATGTGAGCGGTCTGCCGGTGTGTCGCGCTAAAGCCACGCATATTCTGGAACTGACAAACGGCCAAGAGGGATCCAAAAGAATGGTGGCGGTCTGCGATGATTGCGCCAATTACATTCTTCTTGCACATCATGGCTGACCAGGAGATCCGCACCGTGAGCCTGCCGTTTGCCTCGAAAACGAAGGCCGGAAAGTTCGTGCGTTTCGCCGAAACCCTCGGCTATGCGCCGGCACTCCAGAAGAGGGGAGCTTTTCACGTCGTGACCACCGTCTTCCAGAACCGCGCCGATCGGGTCCGCCTGCTCACGGCATGGACTCGCCAGGGCGGCCAGAGACTCAGAATAAGAACCAAAACAAAGCAACGCAGAAAGGAGAACAAAATGCCAGATACAGAAACAGAAACACCCGAAGAAAAACCAGAACCAGCACCAGCGCCCGAACCGCCGCCGCCCAACGGAGGCTAGGGAGTTCCAGGTGAAACCACCTAAATGGGCAGATCCAACCGGATCTGTCCATTCACATGGATTCATCATGTATAATCGGCTTTTCACGAAGATTCTCGATTCATCGATCTGGCTGGAAGAAGACGTAACCAGGATCGTCTGGATCACAATGTTAGCGGCAATGGATGAGGATGGGTTTTGTCCTTTCTCTTGCGACGAAAACCTGGCGCGTCGGGCCAATGTCCCAACCGAAAAACTCGTCCACGCGTTAAAGGTCCTTGAATCACCCGACCAACGAAGTCCAAATGATGAATTTGACGGCCGCCGAATCGAGAGAGTCCCAAATGGCTGGATGGTTCTCAAAGCTCCATATTATCGAACCATGTTAAGCAGGGAAATCCAGAGGGAACGAACCAGGCTCAGAGTCGCACAACACAGAACCAAAAACAAGAATGTAACAGATGAAGCGTTACAGAATGTTACAGATGTTACTGTAACAAATGTAACACACTCAGAAGCAGATGCAGAAGCAAAAGAAAAAGAAGTTGTACAAGAAAAAGAAAATCCGTCCTCCAAATGGATTGAAGAACTAAAAACCGATCCGGCTTACACAGGGATCGATGTTGAACGCGAACACGCCAAATGCGTTCGCTGGAGCAAGGAACACAAAGTCCAGCCCACACGCCGGCGATTCATCAACTGGCTTAACCGCTCTGATAAACCGCTCTTTGAACGCAAATTCAAAGACGACGACAAGATCCACAAATACGGATTGCCGTTATAAGCAAACGAATGGGCTACCAACATACTCACTTCAAGACTTGGAATGAAGAGCTCACTCACCGCAAAACCGTCGTCAAAAAGCTCGAGAAAATCGCTGGCCTCCAGGCTCTCTACGAAAGCTGGGAAGCTAATCCTGTCGACTCGGACGAATACCGCGCCTACATGCTCTTACTCAGACGCCGGCTGCGATCCGCCGAAAACCAACTAAAGGCAATGAAACCGTGAAAAGTTTGCGCGAAATGTTCATGGGAGGCTCTAAAACCTTCTTTGAGCTAAATTCCGATACAATCGCCCACCCGGCTGACAAAAACGAAGAAAACGCCATGCCACGGCGCAGCGCGACCCCTTTCAGAACAAAGACTGAGCGCGAATTCGCGGTGCTTCTTGAGCATATGAAACGCACCGACCAGATCCTCCGCTACGATTACGAAGGTATCACACTGCGCTGGCTATCCGGTCACCAGATCATCCGCTATACCCCGGACTTTGTAGTCTTCCCGCCCGCAATCGCCGTTTCCGGCCAGATCAAATTCATCGAGGTCAAAGGCCCTTTCATCAAAGGCAAATTCGAGCGGGCAATCGAGCGTTTCCGACACGCCCAAACCTACTGGCCTCAGTTCCTTTTCGAACTCCACCAAAAAATAAAAGACGGCTGGCGCCGAATCCTTTAAAGCGAACGCTTTGCAATCCTCGCCCTCTATTCATCGCGTGACTCTTCGTTCCCCAAAATGACATACAACAACCAAAATCACTTACACACCCAAATACAACCCCACCGCAAAACAAAACAGACAAACAGACTAGGCAATCCAAACTTAAGGCTCTCAACTACTGGCTTTGGGGGAACGCTGACCATTGATGGGTGGGAAGATCCGGATGGGCTGCCCAAGACCAATTAATTGTCGCGACCAATTAAACAAAGGTCGGACAATTGCCATACTGGATTCCAGAGGGTTAATGCCGCGGCCAACCAATCAAAATGCGGTAGCGGCGATTGTGGAAAGCTTAAAGAAAGCAATAAGGTCGACCTGTTTTGGATGTGCCGTAAAGGCCATCCAATCAAAGACATGGCAACAACATCAGACAAGACCCATCATATAAAGTTGGATGGTTGGCCGGGACCTACCAGGCCTGGCAATCCTTTGACCCGGGAGTGCCTAGGCTTGCAATCCGTGCCGTATGACTGAAGGCCGACCGCGGCAAAACATCCACCCTTCCGACTGCGCAATAGTTTTTGGAATCTAGGATTTGTGGTTATCCGTGTTGTGCGTAAGAAGAGGTGGTTCACATTCCCCCTCCTGTTCTGCTGTGATTGCGGCTTCCAGAATATTTAATGCTGAAGACAGCCTCTCCCGCTGAATCTCGAAAGCAGCGTCTTTCATCGCTACCAGCAACCGCTTGCAACGCTGCTCTGCGGTCACAAGTTGGCGAAATAGTGTAGTTCCGTTTGCCAATTCGCCTTTTAAGTCCTGCTCCAACCGCTCGCAACGCTGCTGCGCTACTTCGGCTCTGCGCTGTGCTGCTTGCCATGCGCGATCGTATTTCGTATCGCCATTTTCGTCGCGCTGCTGCAAGACCTCTGTGATCTGCCTTGCTTGATTCTCGGTTAAATCTGCGGCCAGCAGTTTGTCACCGAAGTAGAGATCCCAAGAGCCGTGTCTGGATTGTCTGGCTCTCCAAAGGTGTTGCATTTTGGCGGCTGACAATTCTGCGTTGAATTGACCGTGTGATAAGTCGCTCATTGTGCTGTTGCTCTAAGGGTTAAGGAGCAGTCGGCAATGGGGGCAGAAGCGGGGGCGTTTGCGATAGGAGCGAAAGTAGGCGGCACGAGAGGTGGGTGGTTGCCTGCCGCCGCGGGAGTCCGGTTCCCTTACATGCTCCGGTCTTCGGGCTGATGCCTCTCGCGCTTCGCAGCCGATACTGTCATTCACGCTTGGCGAGTGGTCCCGCGGCGTATGATTGGACTCGGCAGCGTCGGCCGGCACAGGCACGGCAGGCAAATTTGTGTGTGGAGAGGAGAGGGAACGGCCGGTGCGCTGTTGGAATTCGCGGAGAGAATCTTCGGTTTCGATCATGTAGCGCAACAGTGTAGCGCAACAGAATTGTTGTGCAACACATGTAGCGCAACAATGTAGCGCAACAGGTGTATTTTAGTGGGCGAGATGAGTAGTGAGGATAGCTGCACCGAGGAGGACGACGGATGCGCCGAGGAGTTGAGGATAGACGTAGGAGCCTGCGGCCATGAGCATGGCGATTACAGTGAGGATGAGTTGAGGGTTCATAATGGTTGGGTTGGGTTTTTTTGTTTATATCAGATCGGTTTTGACAAGCTGGTTGGCATTTCTGAGTCGTTCATATTCGTCTTTCATACCTCGCATGTAGGCAGTTTTGGTAGGCTCGAGGTTGAGGAGGGTTTCGAAAGCGGTCTGGGTTTTATCGTTCCAGAGGCCAGTGACTTCGACGCTGAGGATAGCCTGGATAGCTGCGATCTTGCCCTCAGTAGTCATGTGATCGTTTGTCATCAGGCGGCTTGCAGTTTGTATCCCGGCGCGGCGATCCCAGGCCAAAACTCGTAGAGATAGATCTTGTTGGAATCGCCCGTGTTGTGCGTGATCTTTGGATTAATAATTTTGGCGAGGCAATAGGCGCATTCGCCGGTTTTGTTAGCAGGTCCTACGTCGCCGATGACACCGTCATGTTTTACGCCCGTTTTCAGGTTGGTGACCCGTCCGTGGCAACCCATCACCACAGGCGGCACCATCTTGCGGACCTGTGGCGGGGTAACGATGTATTTGTCTACGTCGGCGTTGAGATATGACTCGTTGTTGTAGTAAGCAGTTTGCGCTTTGTGGTGCTTATCACCATGTGCTGGGCCGCTGCCATCATTGCAAACGTCCAGGTCAGAAATGAACTGGATATAGGTGCCGTCGTTGTTGGAAAGGATGTTGACCTTGGCGATAGTTAAGAGGATTGTGAGCTCTGACTCTGGCGGTGTTATGAGCTTCATTTATGATCCCTTTCCGTTGCGCGTGGCGAAGTAGCCACCCAGAGCTGAGAGTAGTCCGCCAGCGATAGCTACGAAGATTTCGCCGCCGGCATCGGTCAGGCTTTTGTGAGTGAACCAGAGTCCCACGATGGTGAGTGCGCCCCAGCCTATTAATCCGGCTACGATCACAAATGCGATTCGATCTTTGGGTGTCATTTTCTTGCCTTTCGTTGTGTGTTAAGAGCTACGGGAACGGCTTGTTTGTCGGCTTTGACTTTTCCAAACTTGGCCTTGGTCGCCGCGAAGGTCTTGCCGGTATGGAACTCTTTAATGTTCTGGCTGACTACTGCTTTCTTTGCGCTGTGTTTCAGTGGCATGAGATCACCTCCTTTCTATTTGTTAAGGCGGAAGTTGTGGCGGAAATCCTGAGGTGCCGCCGCCGCCTGGTATGTTTTTTGTGTTACTAAAAAAGCCATGAGGCGAATCGTCCAGTCCTGCCAGGCTAGCCCAATACTCAACAATATCGCCTGTTGGGTTGGAGGCAAGAGGTATGGGACCGGTATAAGTGCGGACGGTTCCACCGTTTAAAGCGTAGTGAATGGTTGAGCCGGCTGTGACAGGGGTGAGGGTAAGGTTACCTGCGGTATAATGCTGGTTGCCGCTAAAACTCCAGTGCGGCTGGGCGCACTGTACTCCTGGGGCTGGTTGTCCAGGGATTTGCTGGACTTTAGTATAGGTAGCAATGCGCTCGCCCGACTGGCGACCGTCCTGCGTGACGGCTATGATCCTTAGCGTGATAGTTGTAGTGACGTTGAGCGGGGCCGTTCCCCAGATCGGAGAACCGAAGCCGGGTTGTGTTCCATCGCGCGTATAGTGCATTGTTGTGCCGGGAGCAGCGGTCGCGTACACGAAGAGCGATCCTACGAATGGTCCAGGCGGCGGTGAAAAGACCGGAGGCTGTAATGGAGCCCAGCCGCTCACAAGATAAGAGATCGGGGTCACTGTGGTGAGGTCATAGTCGGTGTCGGCGGTGAAAGGCTGGAGCTTGAACAACACAGTCGCGCCAGGCACAAAGCCGGCGTTGTCCAGAATATGAAGAAGGGAACGGGGAATGAAAAATGCCTGGGCATTGACTGCGTGTGCCGCCTTAGTTGTGCCTAGCCGGCCGGGATACATGTATATAAGTTTAAGACCGCCTCCGTAGGAAAACACAGTTGTCAGGGAGTACACTTCCGCGTCGATAAAGCAAAGGAGCGTGTCGTCCAGTCCCTGGGTATTGGTTTGCGATTGGACGATCTGGTCATGGTTAGGCCCGTAGACGTAAAACCAGCCGCTGTTGGTCCCTGCGCCAAGACCATACGCAAGCATCCCGAACGCCCCGAAGTTGTTCGTGTTAGCCAAACAATCATAAGTCGCACCGTTGTCAAAGCTTGCCCAGATCCGGTAACCCATGACCTCCACGTTGCCTTGTACTGCAAGGCAGACGACCTGGGTAAGGAAAGCATGATTAGTCAGCAGGTATGGGACCTCCGTCACACGGGATTCCCAGATTGCGCGAGGCCCGAGGACAAAGCCGCCTGGACCCTGGAATCCTGGCGGGATATATAAGGAAGGCCACTTGGCGCGTTCCAACTGGACTGTCATGGTGGCTTTGGCGGAACTGTCTGCGTCGTGTTCGACTTCCAGCAGGCGCAGGTAAAAAGAAAGACTGTAATAGGCCGAGTTGTAAAGAAAGACGTTTCCAGGCAGGATATGATTGTTAGTGAGCCATTCTCGTTTAACTACAAGCTGGCCTGTGGTATCAGGGAGGGCAAGGATGGCACCGTATTCTCTCGCATAATGCTTGGCCTGGTTGGCATCGGTAATCCATGATCGTTGCAAGACCGTGGGCCGCGGAGTGCCGGTTATGCGGAAATTGTTGGGATCGCGATAGCTTTGGGCGTAGGTGTTAAAATGGTGAAGCCGATCCTGGTAAACGATTGACACCTCGTTCATGGTCGGTCCCCAGCCTGTCGGAGTCAGTGCGGGATTGCCCAGAAGATCGTCATCGGTCAGGGTTCCGCTGGAAGTAATTGTGCCATGCGAAAAAAGACCGGCCTGGATCTGGCCGCCATTGTTGCGGATCCAGCCATCGTAATACTCCAGCAGGTTCGCCACGGTCTGGCGAAAATCGTTTTGTTGAGTGATAACAGGCGAGAGCCTTGCGAAAATTCCGTCAAGCGTGTAGTAGAGGTTTTTGAAAGAAGTAAGATCCAGTTGAGAATCAGATAGCCCCATTCCGAAGCGCGTGTCGGTGAGCCAGTCATAGAGGATTGCGGCTGGGTTAACGCCCTGATCGGTTGCGACATCAAAGCCGGGACTGGCCCCGCCGGTTATCCACGGGGCGGGACACCCGCGCACCAGTTCGAAAATTATGTTAGGAACACTGGTGCGGCCGCGGCCCAGTTTCCAGTTCTTAAAGACCGCATAACACTGGCCGCGGTAAGCTGGATGTTTGTCGTAATGACCGCTAAACGGGTTGACGTCGCCGGCAGCAAAGTTCTTGAAAGTCTGTCCGCCTGTACCGGCCGGTGCTGGAGGGAATGTAGTCGAATCGGTGGGATCGATTGAGCCGGTTGCTACGCCGCGTGGAGTTAAAAGCACTCCGTCTATGGGCTGGGTTTCACTGCCCCAGTAGAGATGAATCATTCCCTGGTCGCCACCTTGAGCTCCTGCTACAGTGATGACTTCTTTTTCTGCTGTGCCTCTTTGGACGTTGCCGCTCCAGAGCACCTCGCTGTCCATGACGATAGTGCGAATTGCGTCCACGGGCCGGCGGCCGCCCATGCAAAACATGAGCGCGAAATCCGCGTAATATTTGTAGTCGGTCGTCTGGCTGCTGCTTCCCTTGCCGCCCTGGGTTTTGATAGGTACCGCTTTCGGGTTGTACGCGGGCGTGATGTAGGCTCCGGTCACATAAGCGCGGCCAGCCAGATAAGGAACAGGAACTGCTTGCTGATTGCTGTTGAGCGCGTCCTCGGAGATGTTGGCAAGAACTTTCTTGACCTGTTGCTGTGGTGCTGTGTTAGCGAAAAAGCTCATGGTTTCGGCTTTAAGCGGAAAGCTGCCACAAGATGGATCGA